AATAAATCATTCAAAATCGCATGGTAAATAAAATATCTCCCTATGAATATCTTTTTGTGACACGTCATGACCGTACCATGAAATCAAATGTCCAGTAACTGTGATTTCTCCGAATCCTTCCACTGTCATTTCGTAATCACATACAATATATTTCAAATCACTAAGAACGGATATGACAGTTTTAGGTAATTCGCTGTCTGTAAACAATGCTTTTTTTTTTTTTTTAATGACTTGTGAATCAATTTCATAATATCGTTCAGTAAATTACAATCATATTCACTTAATGAACCATATCCATTTACCATAAAAAGTTTAGCTTTTGCTGTATCTGCATCGATCAAATAAGATATAGACATATTGAAACAAACGAGGATTATCTGTGGTCTAAGTGTTTATTTACTTATTATTAACATTGTTCAATCGAATACATATTCATCTTTTTATTATGAAAAGATGAAATAATTTATATATTATTATTGATTGTTATGAATCTTCGTTAGTAATAATGAGTAAATCCGAAAGAATATTTGAAGTTATAACAAAATTTGTTTACGATACATTGGCTGGGCAAGAAAGTGGAATGTACAAAGCAATATCTTCATCGGATCAATCAAAACTAAGTATTTTGCAAACTAAAACTTTTCAAATGACAGGAATATCATTTATTGTAAGTTATTTTAATGATGCATATAGATCTCTAATAACCGAAGAAGATAAATATTTTGTAGAAAGATTCAAAGAAATGCATGATATTATGGACCATTCATACATCTGTTTATTGAATATAGTGTTCAATTTAACAATAACTTTTTATTGTGAAATGGATAGATCAAAATTCAATATTTCTAATTACAAAAACTACATGAATAGCTTCGAATGTGAATTAAATAAAATGAAAGATACAATGTTTCCAATAGAAAAACGAAAAGAATTATTCAATCATGTGTGTAAAGGAATAGATATTAAAACATGTAACCCAAATGAAATATTTATAAAAGCAAATCCTATTTATTAGTTTCCATAAAACCCGATAGTTTTAGGGGAACAAAAACCCAATTGATTAGGGTAATTGGTGGTATATTCATGTCTCAAAAATATGAGTATCCTCAATTGAATGTACCGGTATGTATTTAGTCTACGATAATAATATATATTATTTTATCTTTAAGTAATTTTAAATAAATTGAAATTATATACAAATAAAAAATTTTGTTTCTTTTTTAATTTCTTTGCCATTTAACAAATAATATCCATATTCATCATATTTATTCACTAATATAAACTTCAAAATCGCAACAGTGATTTCCTTTTTCTCCAAATAAAACATAAAATAACATAGATCTTCCAAAAAACTTTTAACAAAATTATCTATTGCCGCGCAAATAACAATTTTGTTAAAATCTATTGTTTGTTTCGTAGCTTTTTTATAGAACGTTTTAATTGATTTCTCCATGCCATAACATATAAAACAAAGTCCATTATTTGTTTTCATTAAAGAATCATAATCAAACACATCTATTTTTCGGTATCCTAAAACGAAATCAATATGATTTCCAATAACATCAACTAGAAATCGTCTCGATGATTTATCTATTGTTAATTTATTATTATTAAAACAATATTTATTTAATATATTGTTTATATTTATACATTTTCTATTTATTTTATTTGATGTCGTGATAAGGTTTTCACTTTTAACTTTTTTAATTAATTTGAAAGACATTTACTATTTTACGTTCATTTTTTTATTAACTTAATAATAAAAAAATCAATCTTTTGTGAATTTATATACTGCTTTAGATGCTTCCAATAGTGCATGTTTACCTAACTCATTTGATATAATCATTCGAATTATAATTAATATATCTTCATTCTCCACAATATCCTTTTTAATGAATTTGCATAAATTTATCGATTTTTCTATCAAATTTTTTCTCATAACGGACAACAAAAAACATACACTTGAACAAGATTCGTCTGATATATCTAAATTGGGATGTACCTGTTTCAAAACTTTTTTAATTCCGTCTGTTAAATCCAAATGGCGACCTATTTTAGTAATCTCATTTTGTAAAAATGTTTCATTTTTTTTATTAACAAAATAATATCCAAATACCCCATTTAATTCTTCATCGGAACATATTCCCTTTTCGATATGATTATCATGTATTACTTTTGACGATGATACATTATTTCCAGATAATTCCAAAATTTCAGCACTCAAATACTCTAGTGTTGAAGTTATAATTACTGCTACTTCGACTGATATTTTATATTCCAAATAAGAAGGTGTTATAAATTTGTTTATGTAATCAATAGTTCCATTTACTGAAAATTGTAGACCAGCCTTTTTTGATTTATCACACATTTATTAATTATTTGCAGTCAATATACATATAAATGATTACAAATATCAATATTTATTTATAAAATATCAATATTTATTTGATTACAAAATATCAATTAGTTTCTATAAAGCCAAATGGTTTTATGGAAACAAGCACCGTATAAAGTGGCGAAGTTTTTTTTTGACCTCGTTAGAGGGTTGGTATATTCGTGTCTCAATAAATATGAGTATCCTCGATGAACATACCGGTATGTATTTAGTCTACTATGGTATTATGTATAAATAAATCTTTATATATATTCACATATTTACCCTATGAAAACTTTTAAAATCATTAAAATTAGAAATATCAGTAATGTTGTATTTTGATAAATTTATTTTCTTATTATCAATATCTACTTTTATTTTCATAAAATCGTAAAAATAATTATTAAAATATTTTACACATTTGTCTTTTGATATTATTTTTAATCCGTTCATCACATTCTTAATTATTTTTTTGTTTTTATCATTTTTTATTATTTCCAATAATTTCTCGAAAAGACCATTGCGGTCTGAGTCAGTAGTAGAATGTGAATTTAATCCGAAAACTCTATCCAAAAATTTTATTTTAGATCCTTTTTCACATTTATCCATATTCTCTAAAATAAATGGAATAGCTTTTTTGGAATAACTCTTTCTAAATATTTTTGATAAATAAAAACCATAATTGTCCAAAACTAAAACCATTGAATAGTCATTCCTTTGATACAAATATGATTTAACCCATGAATTTAAAAAATATTCATCAACACCATAATCCCATGTTTTGTTTGTTTTTAAAAAATTATTTAATAAATCTTTCGGTAATTGTTTCAAAGAAAATCCACCGAACAATAATCGTCTGTTTGTAATATCTAATGGACTTTTTGATTTATCGAATTTACCAAATTCGTTAAATTTATCTAATACGTTGGCATTATCTGAAAAATATACATAAAATAGACCTTTTTTATCACTATTTGCCCATTTCTCAACATATTTAATATCTGATTTTCCCATTTTATTATCCATATCCCTTCCGCAAAATATCATTCCACTTTGCTCTGATGGATCAAATACAGGAAATATTCTTGTTAAACTTCCAAAATATTCTTTATGGTGAATCCTATCTTTATCTAAAAAATTGTCGCATCTATAATAAAATAATTCTACGTTATCACATGTTCGTAAATATGCTAAAAGTGGTATCCATATATTCTTTTTTTCTTTAATGTGAAACGGTTGATTCAATGAATCTGATATCAAAGAAGAATCGAAATAAATTCTTAATTTCCAATCCGAATATTTTTTAAGAAATTTTTGTGTATACATTGTTCCTTTTGAATATAATATTCCTTTTCTGTTTCTACTGTATGGTCTAAATAAACACCCGACGACAGTATATTTATATTTTTTTGTGCAAACTTTAATTTTTTCAATATTGCAAAAGTCCATTATATAATAGAAATTGCTATAATAAAAAAATTTTATATCGAAATTGATATTGTATTTTTATGTTTTACCGAATTCCTTTTTATACTCAAACAGATATATATGTGCACCTATTCCTAATTTCATTTTGCTTGCATATAATATTTTTTTTTCTGAACAGGACTAATATATTGTTTTTTGATATATTTCCTCATAAAATTTCTTATATTTTAAACTTGTAAAGTTAGTCCAATTTTATTAGATATTGTTGTCATAATATTTAATTACTTCAAATTATATTGTTATTATTAGCAAAATAATCAATTTTATTTATTTATTTTTTACACGCATGCAAAATTTTTATTAAATGGGAAAAACTAGAATGTTTACTACCTAAAAATTCGTTTGCATAAGCACATATATATAAATCTACAACAGCGTCTTTCATATTTGTTTTTCTAAAACTATCTATAGTTTTGTGATAAGGAAATTTTACATTTTTATTTTGAAATTTTTTATAAGTTTGTTCGTTGTCAGGTGTATGTGTTTTCCCATTTCTAATAAATTTTATATTTTTTACTGGTTAAAAATAATCTAAAAAAAAACCATTGCAATATTCAGTTTCATTCCATATAACAAGTAATTGTTCATTCATGTTTGTGGCATACACGTAATAGGAGAATATAACTCGCAGGTAATTACACAGACCACCTACAGGTTGTATCGTTATCATATAACGTATAACTATAGATTATTATTCTAATTGTGTCACCTACTAAAAAGATGAAATATATTAAATAGATTATATATTTTTAAATAATAAAATATACAATGAATCCTAATTTGTTGAAATATTTACTTAAAAATAATGGTATAGAAATTGAAAAAAATGCTTTAGATTCAGGGGCTTCTTCGGGTGTTTACGTTATATCAAATAATCAACAAAGAATTTTGAGAGTTACAAAACTGAAATCATTTGATAAAAATAAAATAGAAAAAGAAATATATATATGGAGATTAATGGGTAAATATGGAATTGGTCCAAATATTCATTCCACATTTTATAATAAAAAATTTTTGTGTATTGAAATGGATAGATTAGATGGTATTATATGTCAGGATAGTGATATTAAAAACATAATCAATCAAATAGAAGAACTTAATATGAGAATGATACAACTTGGATATTTTCATGGAGATTTAAATCAGTGGAATATATGTTACAAAAATGTAGCAGGGCAAAAAAGAATCTATTTTGTAGATTTTGAATCAACATTTAGTTTCTTAAAATTACCATTTAATATATTCAAAAAAAGAGTTAAAACAGAATCCGAATTGATGATAGATGATAAATATTTTTCTGTTGTACCGACAAAAGAATTCATTAATAATTTCAAGAATATATTAAAAAATAGTCAAGGAGAATATGATAAAATGTTATTGGCAGCCAAAAAAAATTTGGATGAACTTAAACAAGGTGAAATGAGGAAAATTCAGTCCAGGGCAGAATTAGCAATATTAAGAATTATGAGAAAAGGATATTAATAGTTTAATCCCACCAATGAGTTTTATTTATATTATCAATATTGCATTTGTTGTCTATCAAATTTAATCCTAGTTTCTCAGATACTTCGCTAACAGTCCTCAAAATACCAGTTTGAGGTCCCCCATTATTGTTCTCACCGTAAAAACCAACTGATTCTTTATTTACTCCATCACACATTACTTTGAAAAAATAATTGGGTTTGCCAATATTATCATCTAATCGCACTGGACGACGTCTATCTGAAAAAATAACGCCAGTAATAATGTACA